CAACTAGAAGCGAGCAAGGATATCCTAGACAGGGCTGGCTTCAAGGCACCAGAGCGGCACATGCACATGCATGCTGGCGACATATCTGTGTCCATCGACTTATCGTAAGGGGGTGGGGGCCAAAAACCCAGCTTGCCATGCCCTCGACCCGCCTATCACTCTTATTTTTGCCACAAAGGTTCGGTAGCATATATGCAATAGGAGAGCGATATGATTGATTGGATTTTCTGGACTGGCGTTGAGCTATTAAAGCAAGCCGCGCTAATGACAGGCACTACTTACCAAGAGATAAATGTTTGGTTGTTTATATTTATCCACCCACTGATTACAGTGCTGTTTATATTTTTATGGCTGAAGGCACGATTTGTGCGTTGAGGTAATTAGGCAATGCTTTGCATATTGCAAACATGCCAAACTTAGACCAGCTACATAACACATTCAAAAGCAACGAAGCTATAGTACCAGAGCATTACGCATTCTATTTGCGTGGTGTTGTGAACTCTATGCTACCAGATTTTATGAATCCGTTATCGGATAGCATAACTGAGAATGAGGTTTCTGGTGAGTTCTTAGAAGCATTACGCATGGTTGCTACCACAATGCACCCTGACCTTAAAGAAGGGCAGACAGTTGGCATTGATTATGACGATGTGATGAAAGTTCTTGGTGGGGAATCTATCTTTGAAAAAGATGATAGATACAGCATCGAAACTATAGGCGAAACAATCCGCACATCATTAGGTGAATTTGCATTAAGCAAACAGGACGGTAAGTACGTTGTTACTGATGTCTATGATTTTCAGCCTACTGTTGATGGTGGGCTTATAAAGACTGCCGCAACAGCAACTAAGCAATTAGTAACTGAGGGTCTGTACCCCGCCGCAAGAACAATGGGCGGCTATATTATGCCAGAGGGTGCAAACAATACAGCGCTTGACGATGCATTGCGTGTACGCATAGCAATTCCCAATGAGCCGGAAGTTGTTGCCACTGACTATGACAATGACATTCCAGAGAACGCGACTTCATTTGTCTTTGAAGGGCCGATGACTACCAAGCGTAAGTCTATCTTTGATGCCTTTATAAGCACCGCACAGGCTGGCACTCTTAACGACAATGTTGATTTAGCCAACCTCACAGACCTAAGCACAGAGCGCGATTTAAGGGTGGGTGACTTCAAGCCCTTCCCTATGGATGGCAATGATGAAGAAGGCAGGATGAACGAGGCGCAACGCGCTTTGTTGGATAGCGATGAGTAAGACACCAGCATGGACACGCAAAGCAGGAAAGAACGCGGCGGGCGGGCTGAACGCCAAAGGGCGCGCATCATACCGCACCAAGTCTGGCAAGAAGGGCAATCTCAAAGCACCAGTCAAGGGCGGGGCAGACACACCGCAGAAGCTACGCCGCAAGGGGAGCTTCCTTGTTCGCATGGGGTCAACCAACGGCCCTCTGAAGGACGAGAAGGGCAGACCTACCAGACTGAAGAAATCATTAATAGCATGGGGTCACTCTGGTGATAAAGCCTCTGCTGTAGCCAAGGGCAGACGATTGCTTGCCCGTTATCAAGCCGCCAAGAAGAGGAAGAAGTAATGGCTGAAGAAAAGATATCTAAAAAAGACTTTATCAAAAGAATGATAATGGCAAGCCCTGCTTACAAAGCACAGCAGAAAAAGAAAAAAGCAGCCGAGCCCGTTTCAAAAGATAAAGAAAAGATTGTTCGCCGTAAGAAGGAAGCACCTAAACAACCAACCCTTCTTTCAAGAAAAAATAAGTCTCGCCGTGGTGGGCGTGGCGCACGTTCACTTTTAAGAGGATAATGTTATGCCGCAAGTAGGTAAGAAGAAGTTTCCATATACAGCCAAAGGCAAGGCCGCCGCTAAGAAAGCCGCCGCTAAGAAGCCAGCCGCATCACAGCCCGCCAAAGGGAAGTTCTCAAGAGGGTACTAAGTCATGTTAGCAGAGCTTGCCGCAATCAATGCGGCGTTCGCAATCATAAAGCAAACGGTTGCGAATGGCTCTGACTTAGCAAAAGCAGGGGGCGCTATTGGTGACTTTGTATCTGCAAAAGACAGTCTCGAATCTCGTCATAGAAAAAAGAAGTCCTCACCTTTTGGTGATGAGCTTCAAGAGTTTCTGGCGTTAGACGAAGTGAAGCGCAAGGAAGAAGAGCTACGTTCTTATATGAATCTGTATGGGCGCGCGGGCATCTGGAATGATTGGGTCAAGTTCCAAGGGCAAGCCCGCGTTGCCCGCCAGAAAGCACAAGAGCGAGCCAAGCGTAGACGAGCAAACATAATAGAAACGATTGGCATTGCCTCTTTGTGCGTTGCCTTCATTTGTTTGTTCTGTGCATTTGCATATTGGATAGCACTGAAGAAGAGGTGGTTGTAATGGCTGTAAATGCCGCTGGTAACTATACCAAACCTACAATGCGTAAGGCATTATTCAACCGTATTAAGTCTGGAAACAAAGGTGGTAGCTCTGGTCAATGGTCAGCGCGTAAAGCGCAGATGCTTGCTAAAGCGTATAAGGCTAAAGGTGGCGGCTACCGATGAAACAAAAACCTAAAAAGCCTCCTGTTAAAAGCCTATTAAAAAAAGTAGGTCAAAGTGACAAAAACTTTGTGGCCTTTTTGAAAGACAGGAAAGGTCTAGATTTTAAAGGTCGTTCTGGTTATGGCGGTATAGAAAAAGGTTTAATAGAAAAATACTATCAAGAGTATTTAATGTCTGTAGATTATGATGGAGGTTACAAATGAAACCTTCACAGCGTTCATTGCGTAATTGGACAAAGCAGAAGTGGCGCACCAAGTCTGGCAAGCCCAGCACACAAGGCCCAAAGGCTACAGGTGAGCGGTATTTACCAGAAGCCGCTATCAAGTCCCTCTCCTCTTCTGAATATTCTGCATCTACAGCTGCAAAACGCAAAGCTATTCGCGCAGGCAAACAACATTCCAAGCAACCCAAATCAATTGCAAAGAAGACAAAAGCACACAGATGACATTCCTACACACCATTAATAAAGATGAGCGCGCTATGTTGCGCACCATTGTTAAGAAAGTTCACCTCGCTTACCACCCAGAACGATTCCAGACAGACCGTGAAGCAGACAAAGTTATATCTGTTATTGGCCCTGAGGTTGTTGAGCGGATGATTAAGTTCGGGAAAGATAACAAAGTTGACCAGCTTTAAATACAAACCTGATGGTCAGGTCTTAAAAGACTTTATGAAAAGCGATGTGTTCTTCCGTGGATTGCGCGGCCCTGTTGGGTCGGGCAAGTCTGTATGTTGCTGTGTTGAATTGTTTAGACGCGCCTTACAGCAGAAGAAAACAGAGAGCGGTGTTCGTAAATCTCGCTGGGCTGTTATCAGAAACACCAACCCACAGCTACGCACAACCACAATAAAGACATGGCTTGATTGGTTTCCAGAAGAAGAGTGGGGCAAGTTCTTATGGTCTGTGCCTTACACGCATCACATCAAACGCGCTGACTTAGACATCGAAGTTATCTTCCTTGCTCTTGATAGGCCAGAAGATGTGAAGAAACTGCTGTCATTAGAACTCACTGGCATATGGATTAACGAAGCCAGAGAGATACCCAAGTCTATTATTGATGCCTGTACTATGCGTGTGGGGCGTTTCCCCTCTATGAAAGATGGGGGCTGTACTTGGACAGGAGTAATAGCAGATACGAACGCACCAGAAGAAGACCATTGGTGGCCCATCATGTCAGGCGAGATACCAGTGCCAGACCATATTCCAAGAGAAGAAGCAAAAATGTTAGTCAAGCCAGACAACTGGCTGTTCTTCACACAGCCGCAGGGCATGAAAGAAACGAAGAACGAAGACGGCAATATAGAAGGATACATTCCAAACGAGAGCGCAGAAAACTCGCTAAATATGCGAAAAGATTACTATCCGAATATCGTACAAGGCAAGACGAAGAGTTGGATAGATGTATATGTGATGAACCGCCTTGGGAGTATTAAAGATGGCAAACCCGTTTATGCCAATTTTGTCACTGATATGCACGTATCCAAAGAAGAAATACCAGTGGCGGCGGGCGTACCTGTATATGTTGGGCTTGATTTTGGTCTTACTCCTGCTGGCGTTATAGCGCAGAAGGTGCGTGGACGCTGGCTTATACTGCAAGAGATTGTTGCTTTTGATATGGGTATCGTCAGGTTTGCAGAGTTGTTACGGCAAGAACTAGCCTCACGCTATTCAACCAATGAAGTTATAATCTTTGGCGACCCCGCAGGCGACTTCCGCGCTCAGACAGATGAGACAACACCGTTTCAGATATTGCGGGGGGCTGGCCTTAGTGCGCGCCCTGCCCCATCCAATGATGTGTCATTGAGGTTGGAATCTGTATCTGCTCCTCTCAGCCGCATGGTTGATGGGCAGTCTGGTGTATTGATTGATATGAGATGCCGCACAATCATCAAAGGATTTGAAGGTGGGTATCAGTATCGCCGTATGCAAGTCTCAGGTGAGCGTTATGATGATAAGCCAGATAAGAACCATTTCTCTCACATCCATGATGCTGTTCAGTATTTAATGCTGGGTGCTGGTGAAGGTAGGGCCATCCTCAGTAATCAACAACATGCACCAAGACCATTTCAAGCCAGCACCAACTTTGATGTCTTTACCCGCAAGCCTAAACAAAGGCGGCAAGGTTTATGGTCACGCATGTAGTTTTGTGCGTTGTGGAGCATCTATGCATGCTCTTATAAGCAGGAGACAGTTAGGAGTTCTATATGTGCATGTCAGCCAAAAGACCATCAGGCCCGCCGCCTTTAACAGCTGAAGAAAAAGCTGAACAGGAGGCCGCAAAGCAACGTGAAAAAGATGAGCGCGAAGCAGCCGAACTTAAAGAAAAACGCGAGCAAGAAGATGCACGTGAAAAAACTCTTGAGGCAAATGTAAAAAAGCAACGCAAAGGAAGCGGCGCTCAATCCTTGCTGTCTGGCGGTAAGGGCGGCATAGGTTATTTTGACGAGACGCTATAATGTCTCAATCTAAAATGATGCTTGAAAAATTTGAGCGTGCAAAAGCAAAGCGCACCTCCTTCGAGTCTTTGTTTGATGAGTGCTATGAGTATGCGCTCCCTATGCGGCAAGGCTTTTATTATGAAGCCAATGGTCAGCGCAGAGACGATAAAATCTTTGATGAAACTGCTGTGGTCGGGGTGCAAGAGTTTGCATCACGCCTGCAATCAGGTCTTGTCCCTAACTTTGCAAGATGGGCAGACCTTGTTGCTGGCTCTGAAGTGCCAGAAGAACAGCGTGACCAAGTTAATAATCAACTGGATGAAGTCACAGAATATGTATTTGAAGTTCTACAATCATCTAATTTCGGGCAAGAAGTGCATGAATCATTTATGGACTTGGCTGTTGGAACAGGTGTCTTGCTTGTTGAAGAAGGCGATGCTGTCAATCCAGTTCGCTTTAACGCGATACCGCTTCCGACTGTCGTACTTGACACAGGTGCAGATGATAAAATTGACCATGTATTTAGAGAGCGTAAGCTCAAAAACATTGACATACCTATTGCATTTGAGCGAGCCAATATATCAGCCCGTCTTGCAAGGGCTATCGAAACTCAGCCGCAAGCTGAATGCTCTATTCTCGAAGTAGTCTGTAAGAACTACGAAAAGAGAAATGAAGAGCGTTATGATTATTACGTTGTTGATAGAGAGAATGAAGAAGTTATCTTCTATGAGCAGTTTGTAGGTTCTGGCTCTAATCCATTTGTATGTTTCCGCTGGTCTAAAGCGAGCGGCGAAGTTTATGGACGTGGCCCTCTAGTCAACGCATTGAGCGCAATAAAGACTACCAACCTTACAATTGAGTTGGTGTTAGAGAACGCGCAGATGGCTATCTCAGGTATCTATCAGATGGACGATGACGGTGTTATGAACACCGATACAATAAACCTCGTGCCTGGCACCATCATTCCAAAAGCTATGGGTTCTATGGGCTTGCAACCTATCAAGGCGGCAGGTGACTTCAATGTTGCTAACCTTGTGCTTGGTGATATGCGTAACAATATCAAACGCGCATTATACAATGATATGTTAGGCGACCCGAATAAAACCCCTGCTACTGCCACAGAAGTTGCAGAACGCATGGCTGACTTATCAAGACGTATTGGGTCTGCCTTTGGCAGATTGCAGGCTGAGATGGTACAGCCCATTCTACAGCGTGTTGTTTATATCTTAAAGAAGCAGGGCCGCATTGATGTGCCTGTGCTTAATGGCAGAGAGGTTAAGGTTCGCTCTATCTCTCCGCTTGCACAAGCACAAGCCAATCAGGACATCTCGTCTGTTGCTCGCTATTTACAAATGGTAGGCGGCACGTTCGGGCCAGAGATTTTAAACCTTTTAATTAAATCCGAAGATGTTGCTGTCTACCTTGCTAAGAAGTTTGGTGTGCCTGATTCACTGGTTCGTGATGGCGTTGAGCGAGAGCAGATAGCTATGGCGGCGCAACAATATCAACAAGCACAACAAAGAGGTGAAGTGCCTGATGTCGATGAATTTAGGTCTTGATGGATATCCACGCAGTAAAGAAGCAGACCAACAAATATCAAAAGATATAAACGCTCTGTTTAAAACACCTAACGGCAAACAAGTATTAAAGTATTTACGTTCGATAACCATTGAAGCGGTTACTGGACCGAATGTATCTGACGCTGAACTTCGTCATTTAGAAGGACAGCGTTATTTAGTAGGGCTGATTGAGAGAAGATCAAAACAATCAGAAAAGGTAGTAAAGCATGGATGAAGCAGATAATGTCGAGGTAGCAACTGAAGCTCCTGAAGCACCTGCCAGACCAGAATGGTTGCCAGAGAAGTTTAATACACCAGAAGATTTAGCCTCTTCTTACTCATCATTAGAAGCCAAACTCGGCAAAGGTGATGAAGAGTTACGACAGCAAATCTTTCAAGAGTTAGAAACAAGTGCTCTTGAGAATAGGCCTGCTACTGTTGGTGACTATCAAATTCCAGAATCAATAGAGGCTGAAACAGCTATAGAGAATCCATTATTCAAATGGTGGGCTGACCACTCTTTTGAAAATGGTTACAGCCAAGATGAGTTTGAAGATGGCATAGGAAGATATGCTGAATTCATTTCATCTACACAGCCTGATTTGGAAGCAGAGAAAACGAACCTTGGCGATAATGCTGATGCTCGTATTGAGGCTGTTGATTTATGGGCCAACAAGTTTTTTCCAGATGAAATGTCTGATGCTGTTTTGCAAATAGGGCAAACATCAAAAGGCATTGAAGCTCTGGAATTCATTATGTCTAAGCTAGGTTCTGCTTCAGTTGGTGCTAATACAGCGCCAGTGACAGGCAACAATCAAGATGCATTAGCAACAATGATGAATGATGAACGCTACTGGAACCCAGCTAAGAGAGATGCAGGCTATGTTAAAAAAGTCCAAGAAGGATTTTCCCAACTCTACAAGTGAGGCATTTCATCATGATGGTGATGTAAAGATAGTCAAAGCAACAATAGAACATGCTGGCTACTTACAAAACTATCTACGACAATCTGATGTACGCGAGTGCATGGTATATGGTGCAACGCCTTGGCGGGCGTTGCATATACCCTTTAAGCAAAAAGACGCCATGATTTACACAGGGCTTTATAAGGATGAGCCTGCTTGTATGTTTGGCGTATCTCCGTTTGATGACACCAAAGATATATATGGCGGCTCTATATGGATGCTGGCCTCATATGTAATTGAACAGCAGCCAAGAAAGTTTCTAAGTGCATCTAAAAAGATGTGCGACTACATGGTGGATTCTTACGACTATGTTGAGAATGTAGTGCCTGTAGACCATGAGAGAACAATACGCTGGCTAGATTGGCTAGGCTTCCAGTTCTCATCAGAACCAGTCAGCGTAAATGGGTATCAATGCTACCGTTTTGTGCGTTGTGCAAAATCTTTAGAAGTGACATTTGAACTGTAACAGCCTGTTTCTATCTGACAGCCCATCTGGATAACTGAGTGAGGAAGCGAAACGGACAACTGTGTTGAAATGTAACTCTTCTTAAAGGACTGATGATAATGGCAAATACAATTGATGTAGCCTTCATTAAGCAGTTTGAGACTGAAGTTCACATGGCTTATCAGCGCATGGGGTCTAAGCTCCGCAATACAGTGCGCACTGTTGGTAATGTCCGTGGTAGCGTTGTTCGCTTTCAGAAAATCGGTACTGGCTCTGCTTCAACTAAATCTCGCAGTGGCGATATCACTGGCATGGAACTAACCCACACACAAGTGGAAGCTACCATGTCTGATTTCTATGCGGCTGAATATATTGACAAGCTGGATGAAATCAAAACAAACATCGATGAGCGTCAAGCTGTAGCACAATCTGCGGCGGCGGCACTTGGTCGTAAGACTGATGAAATCCTGTACACAGCAATGGATGCTGGTGCTAACTCAACGCAGATTCACGACGCTTCTTCTGCACTTGAGAAAGCTGACCTGCTGTCATTGTTTGAAACATTCGGTTCAGCAAACATCCCAGAAGATGGAAGCCGTTATTTGGCTATGCATCCAAAAGGATATGCCGACTTGTTTAACATTACAGAGTTCGCATCGTCTGACTTTGTTGGTGAGCAGAACTTACCTTACGCTGGCGGCATGACAATGAAAGAGTTTCTTGGCTTCAAGATTTTCTCAACGTCAGCCATCACTGCGGGTAAGAACATGGCTTATCACACATCTTCTATTGGCCTTGGCATCAATGCTGATGTGTCAACAGAAATCAACTATGTGCCGCAGAAAGCGTCACATCTCGCAACTTCAATGATGTCCATGGGCGCAACTGTTATCGATGATAACGGCGTCTATGAAGTCCTTGATAATAATTAAGAGGGGTAGATAATGGCTTATTCAGCTTCAGGCCTGACTAATATGGCTACTGGTGGCGGTCACAATCTGTGGTTCTACACCTCAACAGATGCGCTATCAGCAGTTCGTGTATCTGGTTACTTTAATAGCGCCGCAACTATGATGAATGTTGGTGACGTTGTTTTTGTCTATGACTCTGATGCACCTACAATGGGCATCTCTGTAGTTCTGTCCAATACTGGCTCAGTTGTCGATATTGCTGATGGTACTGCTTTGACAGTCTCAGACTCAGACTAAAGGAGTGGGAGGGGTTTCGGCCCCTCCCTAACCAGATATGTCATCAGCGGCTAACTCAGATATTGATATTGCGTCACGCGCCCTTATTCTAATCGGCGCTGAACCAATTACTTCGTTTTCTTCTGATACGACTGAAGCTCTTGTAGCTTCAAATTTGTATGAAGATACTCTTCGCACTGCTTTGTGTAATACACGCTGGCGGTTTGCAACTAACCAATTTGTTATGAGCCGTTTAAGCAACGAGCCTACTGGTCGTTTCGATGCCGCATATCAACTGCCATCTGACAATCTTATGGTGCATGCTGTTACTGTTGATGACCTTATTATTGCCTACACATTATACGGCGACAAAGTATTCTGTGATGTAAGCTCGACATCTGAAGTGGTTGTTGATTATACCTTCCGCGCATTAGAGCAGAACTTTCCAAGCTATTTTACACTGGCTGTTCAATATTCTCTTGCCGCTAGTTTTGCTATCTCCATTGCGCGAGATGAGCAACTTGCACAGCTATTGGATCGCAAAGCGATGCAACTGATGCAACAGGCTAAGACACTTGATTCACAACAGCAGACAACACGCAAACTCACAACATCGAGGTTTATTGTTGAAAGGAGAAGTTAATGGCAAGAATTAGAGTGCCACTGAATAACTTCTCTTTCGGTGAAATCAGCCCTTCGCTTACCTCTCGCACTGATAGTCAGGTCTATCAAAATGCAGCTGAAAGCGTAAAAAATTTCTTTATCAGAGCAGAAGGCGGGGTGATTAAACGCCCTGCTTCTAAGCATCTATATGCTTTTGCTGATACATATAGCTCATCGCTCACACAGCAGATACGTATTGAGCCGTTTATATTTTCTGATGATGAGAAGTATTTAATTGCTTTTCGTAATGGCAAGATTGATGCGTTCTTTATTCATCCAACAACTGGTGTTGTATCTTTCAGTGCGACTGTTGATTTCTCTGAGGTAACAAATGCGCGTATAAATCAGATTACCTTTACACAAGCAGGCGACTTTATGTTTCTGTGTCATGCAGACTTCTTTCCTGTCATCTTAAAACGTACAGGTTTGAATTCATTTGCAAGGCAAGCATTTGCTTTTGATACATCACTTGATGGCAATAGAACATTCCAGCCTTATTATAACTTTCAAGGCAATGGTGTCACGCTGACAACATCTGCATCATCTGGTGATGGTCGTACTCTTACAACAAGCTCTGCCTATTTTAACTCAGGCATGATTGGCACAAGACTGTTAGTAGGTGAGACTGAAATTATTATTACAGCAGTAGCCAATACAACAAGCGCTACTGGTAACATACAAGGCACAATTAAAAAGCAGTTAGATTTTGACGCATTAGAAACTAAAGATGATAGCAATAAAGTAGAAGTTATACATCCTTTGCATGGCCTATCTGCTAATGCCGCCATTGTGATAGCTGAAGCTGGAACTGTTGGCGGGATTGCACAGGGCAATATCAATGGCTCACGAACTATAAGTCGGGTAATTGATGAGAATAGATATGAGTTTACCGCAGGCGCTTCGGCAACTAGCGGCGCTATAGGTGGTGGTTCTCCTACCATAGAATCAAGCGCGGCGACCTCACAATGGTATGAGCAAGCTTATTCTACATATAGAGGCTTTCCTGCCGCTATCACATTCCATGAGAACCGTTTGTGGTTTGCTGGTACAGCATCACAGCCTGATGGTATATGGGCATCTAAGACTGGATTGTATTTTGATTTTGATACTGATGATGGCTCAGATACAGATGCTATTGACCTTGATGCAACCGCTGGCGTAACCAATCAAATACGCCACCTTGTTTCAAACAGAGACTTGCAAGTGTTTGCATCGCAAGGTGAGTTCTTTATTCCAAGCTCAACCACAGCGCCGCTGACACCAGCCAATGCTAAAGTCTCTGCACAAACACCATTTGGTACAGGCTTTGTAAGACCGCAATCAATTGATGGTGCAACTTTGTTTGTTCAGTCCACTGGCTCTGCTGTTAGAGAGTTTGTGTTTTCAGATGCAGAAGGCGCTTATGTAGGTGGGCAGGTATCATTGCTGTCATCACATTTAGTGCGTAATCCAAAGCAATTGGCTGTTGTTAAGGGATCATTAGACCGCTCTGGTGCTTATGGTTTCTTTCTAAATAATGATGGTAAAATCTCTGTTTACTATTCTATTCGCGCAGAGAAGCGTTTGGGCTGGATGAATTGGGAGACAGATGGAACGGTTATATCAATAGCCTCAACTGATAATGCGTTGTTTGCTGTTGTTGCAAGAAACCAAGGTGATGGCACAACCAAACTATTCTTAGAGCAGTTTGATACAGCCTTTCATCTTGATAGCGGTGTTAATCTTTCTGGCACTGCTGGTGTCTTTACTAAGCCAGCACATCTGGTTAATGGCGCTGTTGTAGATGTAATTGATGACACAGAATATTTGGGTGCATTTACAATATCAGGCAATCAGATTGATGTGTCTGCTGTTAAGGCATCAACTGCCATTGAAGCGGGTTTTAAATTTACGCCAGAACTTAAAACACTTCCTATTGATGCCGCTGTGCAGGGCGGGCCGCTTACAGCCCGCAGGCGTAAGTTATCTTTGGTTGATTTAGATTTGAATGAAACTCTGTCTGTATCAGTCAATGGCACAAACATGGTTGTGCGGAATGTAAACTTCGACCCGTCACAGCCACGTGAGAAACAAACAGGAAAGAAAGAGTTCCGTCCGTTGGGGTATAGCAAAGACCCTCGCGTGACGATATCGCAGTCTGCTCCACTTGATTTGCAAATCAATGGGCTTGTTATAGAGGTGGCATTCTAATGAGTTTAATGTTAGCTGGCATGGCGTTCAGTGCCTATTCGCAATATCAAGGCATTCAGTCACAGAAGAGAGCAGAGCAAGCGCGCGCTAATTCAATAGAGCGGCAGTCTTATGATGAGATGAAGCGCTCTCAGCTTGGCGCACAGCAAGACCATAATGACCGCATTGCACAATTCCGTGACTATGAAGAATCTGTTGTGCTTGCAAGTGGCGGCAGAAACGATAGGTCAATCACCGCTATTACAGAGAGCGCAAGAGATAAAAGCGTGGATGCCCTGCAACGCTCATCAATTAGGTTTGCTGGTCAGCAGGCTAAATCTGCCATGCAAGGTGACAATGCCCGCATGGATAGGGCTTATGCATCCATTAATGCGCGCAATAAATCTGTCGGTCTGATGATGCAGACAGGCATGAGAATGTATCAGGTGTAGCAATGAAGATACAAAAGTTTAATCCAAAGTCTCCGCTTACAGGACAGATAGGTGTTGTTCAGCCATCAACTGCGGCTGTACGTTCTGCTCAACAGCAACAGCAGACTGCATCTCAATTAGGTCAAACAGCTTTTAAGATGGCTGTGCAAGAGCAACAGGATGTCGGCAGAGAGTATGCTGTTAATCTTGTAACGCGCGGTGAAGACGGTAAGATTAACTATCAGGAGATACCTGATGCAATGTCTCCGACTGCGCGCCGTTCAGCACAGCCGCTTATAGATACAAAATATCAAAACTCATTAAAAGCAGACTTGCTTGCAAAGGGTAAGTTAAAGCGGGTTAACGAAGATGGCAGTCCGGCTAATGGCAAAGTTTATACTGAATCTATGGAGTCATATATTGCTGAAACAGCAAAGCTGAATCCAAGATATGCTGGTTTTATCAATGAGGTTGGCGGCGCTGTAGCGGCGCAACATGCAACCGACATTCAGATTAAATCTTACCAAGCGACTATGGCGCTCGATAAGCGCAATAAACAAAATTACTTTGTTGATGAAGCTATACCTGCATTGCGCGCAACATCTGCATCTCCAAGCGGTGATACGCCATCATTTGATAATGATGCTGATGGTGTAGGTAATACGATTGCTGATGAGTTATATAAGAATGTTATAGCAGATATTGATGACTTTGCCTTAGAGCATAAGTTAGATACAGAGGCATATAATAAATTAACGCAAGACGCTAAGATGGCGCGCTATGGAGGGCAGATAGACAGGATGTCTGCTACTGCTTCTGCTGTTGCAAAAAGCCAAAACCCAGACAATCCATTCAATGTTGAATCTGCTTATCTTAATGCCATGACAAGCGCGTTACGCAATCCAGAATCAATAGCCTCACAGCCGCAAGCAATGCAAGAGGCGCTTGCTGAGATTGGATTTACTAAAGAGTTTTTACAGCAGAATGACATGCAAGGTGTGCGCTCTAAGCTGGCAACAAACCTGTCTGCATATCAAGGAACAAGACAAGAAGAAGCTGTTAATAATGCAAACCTAATACGCCAACAGCAAACTGAATATGATATAGAGGTTGGTGCTGTATTAAGCCAGAAGCAAGCTGATAATTGGTTTGCTCAGAATGGCATTGAAGATGGCTATGACCTTCTTAATAACCTTGACCAGATAATGTCAGACACAAACGGGGCTGGTTATAAAATTATTATGGGTCGCGGTCCCTTGCCTGCGCCTGTAGTAGAAATGTTTACAGACCAAAGCATCATTGATTTAGTTGGCTCAGAAAAGAAACTAACAAAGTTTTTAGAACTATATCGCAATGTCACAAATGATGGCGCGTCATCCATGTCTCGCGGCATGACACAAGAAGCAATAACAAACATGGAAGAACTTAATGCTTATAGTGCTGGCATAGTAACCATGCCGTTTGAAAAATTTCAAACCAGACGAAGAGACTATAACGCAATACCACAAGCTATTCGTACTGATAATTTAAATGCCGTATTAGGTGATGACCAATCATTGGGTCAATTTGTGCGAAGATATTTAGACCTTGATGATGACGCAACAGGGCAAGAGATTACTCACTTCATGAAGGTAACGCCGATGTTGCTTTATTATCATGGTGAGGAAAAGACAAAAAAGATATTAAAGCAATCTGCTGACAGAGTGTTTTCTGAATCAGACTTTATTTATGCGCGTGAAGGTGACAGCAAACGCGGTTTGTATTCACCAGAAACACGTTATG